GCAACTGGCTGCCATTTTAAAGGCCCTGTAGCTTTGCGTCCCAGACTTTCATCTGGTTTGCCGATTTCCTTATTATAGATATAGCTTTTAAACTTATGCAAAAAACTGATTTTATTATACTTTAACTCCCTGCTATACACAAGAAAAACATTACTGTTTTAATGCCCGAAAACCAAAAAAGAACAGCCGATATATACATCGAACCGTTCTCCCAAAAATCAATTTCTAAAGCAAAACCTTTTCTCATGTATTCTTTTAAAATCCCAGTAACCCAGATTCTGAACTGTGTTCCTCGTTTTGATTTTACACGATAGCCAACAGAAATAATAACATCAAGATTGTAATAATCTACATTGTAAACTTTTCCATCAGTAGCAGTGTAGGCAAATTTTGCCCACACTGACTCTTTTTCTGACTCTCCCTCTTTAAAAATATTTCTGACATGTTTTCCAATCACACTACGATCTCTCTGAAACAATTCTGCCATCTAATCAATAGACAACCAGACTGTATCACCATCAAAAGTAATTTCAACTTTCGTCAGACCATCCTCTGTCGTATAAATAATCATATCTGCTTTTTCTTTGTCCATAAATTAATTTTCCTCCAAAATCAGATACATTATCAACGTGAACGAGTCACTATAGCGAAATCATCATTCCTCATCTTTACCATCTTTAATACGGTAGTAATCCTCCATATCCTCGCTGAGTTTTACTGTCGTATCTGGTTTTCGGTTGCTCAAGAGGCACACAGTCTCGACTGTGTTTTCTTCGGGCATACGAATTCTTGTCCCTTTACAATCTCCATAATACACCGGAAACGCAAGATCAATATGTTCAATGCGTGACCCCTGACCTGTCCCATTATTAACAGTTTCATTCTTCAATTCAATCTTCTCAATAAATGTATTCATAAATTCTTTCTTTTCCATATCTGTCATTTTATCATACAGTATATCAAAATCCAGAAGAAATTCATACAGTTTTTTACCCGTAATTTCTTTCCCGTAAGATGCCCCAATCTTAGCATCAATATCTTTCATCGCCTCCTCAAACTCTGCCACCTTATCATACATGTTATCCAGCCTGTCCTGCATATCCTGGTATTTTCTCGTATAATGCTTATCCCCAGTATCCAGGCGATCCAGCATCTGTATCAGTTTTAGTTTCGACCCTTGTACCTGTTTCAGCTGTTTTTGCAGCTGCTCCCTCTCAGTTTCCAAAGCAGAAACATCCACCTTCTCTTCCAGTTTCTCCTGCACAAAACTCCTGAACTCATCCTCCGCAACCATATACCGGATAAATTCCTCTACTTCTGCATTAAACACTTTCTGGTTCAGCATCGGCTTATAATCACAAATCTTTCCATCGACTTTTTTTCTGTGATGGCATCTGTAATAAAATGTATCCTTGTATTCCCCAGTTTTCTTATTCTGCCGTCGCTGAACAGTTCCACTCATTCCACCGCCGCAAAGAGGACATCTGATTAATCCAGTTAAAATATGTTCATGCTCCAGACTATGAGTTTTAACAAACCTAACCCCCGTCCTCTTCCTTTTCTCTCTCGCCGCTTCCCACGTCTCTTCATCCACAATCGCCTCATGCAGTCCATCCGCCAGCAGGTAATCATCTGTCTCCCCCCGCCGGTACTCATCCCTCGTTCCCTTCACCTTCTCTGTAACATTCTTCCCGTAAGCAATCTTCCCTGTATAAACCGGATTATCCAGAATCTTCATGATCAGCCCTCTGGCAAAATAGTTCAGTTCATGTCCTCGTACCTTTTTCTTCGTATAACCTCTCTGGTTCAGATAATTGCAGATAGCATCTGCTCCCATATCCGTATGCACAAACTTGTCATAAATGATCCGCACAATCTCCGCTTCTTCCTCATTCACCATCAGTGTGCTGTTCCCGGAATCCAGATCATATCCGAAAGGAGCCTGCCCGCCATTCCATTTTCCCTCTCTGGCCTTCTGCTTTCTTCCTTCCATTGTCTGGACCAGAATATTCTCCCTTTCAATCTCAGCCACTGCCGACAGCACCGTGATGGTCAGCTTGCCGGAATCCTTAGAGGAATCAATCCCGTCTTCCACACAGATCAGATTCACGCCATAATCCTGGATAAACTGCAGGGAATTTAAAACATCCGCCGCATTCCTTCCAAAACGTGACAGCTTAAACACCAGAATAAATGCCACCCCGTCACGTTCCTCGGACACATCCTGCAGCATCCTCTGGAACTCCGGCCTGCCCGTAATACTCTTTCCGGATTTTCCTGCATCACAGTATTCCCTGACCACTTCCATGTCCTGAAACTCCGCAAACTTCATCAGCCGTTCCTTCTGTGCCTCCAGGCTGTAACCATCCACCTGCATTGCCGTAGAAACACGAATATAAATATAACATTTCTTTCTCACTCCACATTCTCCTTCCTGTATTCTACATCTGCATTCAGCATCCGAAAATGCTTCAAAGCATCCATGATTGCCAGTTCCTTCTCCACCGGACAGACCGGCACATGATTCTTATTTTTCGCCGGCTTATTATAAGCCTTTCCCACATCCAGACCATACTTCCTTTTTACCTGTGCAATATATAAGGAAGAAATATTCATTCCATACTTTTCTTTCACATATGCCATGATTTCCGCATAGGTTGCTTTTGCCTCAGAAACAGTCACCCGATGCTCCGTACAGTCTACTTCAAATGTCACCACTTCATCCGGTTCATCATTCTCTGCCCTTTTCCCTTCATCCTCATAATAAACCGGAAAGCGAAAAACAATCCTTTTCAGAATCCTGCCATCTTCCCTTTCATCCTGGAATACATCAATCCTTTCAATGAACTGCCTGCACAGCTCCCTGCGTTCCTCACAGTTCATTCTCTCAAACAGCAGGTCAAAGTTATCAAGAATCTTCTGTATATTATCAGAAGAACGAACGCCTTTCTTCAAAGCCTCCATCCGCTTTTTCAGCTTCCGGATCCTTTCCTCCAGAATCTCGATCCTGTCATAAACCTCATCAATCTTTGACTGAACAGCCTCATATTCATCGTCATAACCTTCTGCAAGAACATCCAGATTATCCAGTTCCGTCCCCAGCTTATATTTCAGATGCTCCTGACTGTGCAGTTCTTTTCTGGTTCTTTTCAGATCCGCTTCACAGGCATCCAATGAACTCCTGTCTCCAACCGTATTCATAACCGCCTGACGGAACTCCTTCGTCTCTGTCACCTTTCCCACAATTTCCATCACAGCCCTGTCCAGTTTGTCCTGATTGTACGTCCGCCTGCAGCTGCAGACATAACCTTCACTCTTACGTGTATTCCTGCATCCATAGGAATAAACAATCTTATAATAACCGCCATGATTATTGTTCTTTCGTTTATTCTTTTTTGTGACCATTCCTGTCCCACACTCCGGACATTTCACAAGCCCGGATAAAAGACTGATCCGCCCCGGATCATCTACTTTCTTCTGCTGTTTTCGCAGCCTCTTCCGTTTCTCCTGCACCTGCATCCAGATATCTTCCGGAATGATTGCCTCGTGCTTTCCCCTGACGGAAATAACCTCTTTTGGATTTCTTTTAATCTCCTCAGAATTTGTCCGTCTGTTATATACTATCATTCCATAATAAACAGGATTTCCAAGCACCGAAGAAACAAAATCCGAAGTAATAACTTTATCCTCTCCCTTCACAACACGCTTATAACCATTCTCATTCAGCCAGCCGACAACCGTATTCAGTTTCATGTCCGGCTCCAGATACTTCTGATAAATCAGCCTCACAAGATCTGCAGCTTCCGGAACCACCACCAGTTCCTTATTCACACTCACATATCCATACGGCACGCCTCCGCCAGGCCATCCACCGCTCATCAGCTTCTGCATCCTCGCCGCCATGAACTGCACAGTAATGTTCTCATGTTCCATTTCTGCCACAGCAGACAGGATAGCAAGTGTCAGCCTTCCACCCTGTGTGGAACTGTCAATGGCATCCTCAACACAGACCAGATCCACATCAAAGTCCATCAACAGCTGCACAGACTTCAAAATATCTGCCGCATTCCTTCCAAAGCGGGATAACTTAAACACCAGCACACAGGAGATCTCATCTTTCTCACAGGAAATGTCATCCATCATTTCCATAAAAGCCGGTCTGCCCTTGATACTCATTCCGGATCTTCCTGCATCACAGTATTCCCTGACCACTTCCATTTCTTTATAGTCCGCATACTTCCGAAGCCGCTCTGTCTGTGCTTCCAGACTATATCCCTCTATCTGAGCCGCCGTAGAAACACGGGTATATATGTAACATTTCTTTCTCAAATCTTCACCTCATTTCGGTTGCCCATCGTCATACGGTTGCCGTACATAAAATATATCGGAATCACCATTCTGTGCCAACTCGCAGAACGACCAAAAAAACTGCCCCAAAGTCCACCTTCCCCTATGCGGTTTCCATAGTGCAAAAAGACCGGCAGCCCCAAAAGACCACCGGCACACTCGATCACTTCCCCTGCAGCTGTGCATTTTTCTCCTCAATCTCCCCCAGAACCACATCCCCGTACTTCTGGATCATTCTTGCCAGAAACTCTGCACACTTTTCCATGTTTAGCCTGGCCTGTTTCTCCGTCAGTCTGCCGGTATCGATCAGTTCAATTTTTTCCATAACCAGAAACCACCTCCTACTATTCCAAGGAGTCCTGGTCCCTGATTTTTTGACTTTCCGAACAAAAAAAATAAAACCTGCTGCCATCCACAGATTTCTCCACAGACAGCAACAGGTTTCCCCTGATGCATTTATTTACTTTACCATCCGTTCAATACCATCGGTCATACGGATTCCCACGCACCTTCTTTGTCTCTGGTGCCTTCTCAATACTCTTTTCAGCTTCTTCCCTCGTTGCAAACAGTCTGTGAGCCTTCACCTGTATTCCGCCACCCGTATCTGTAAAACGGACCAGGAACATCCCGCCTGAACA